GAGGATATGATTTAGTTAAACCTGAGTGTGGTTGTAATCCTGTTCCTTGATTATGATACTTACCATTAGTTCTATTTCTTGTTCCCCAATCTTTTGCAGGTTCTTTGATTGCTTCATTATCATAATAATAATTTTTACTTTTACTTAATAGAAAAAGATATTCATGTGATTTAGTGCATCTATCTTTTACACTTTCTGGCATTGGGTTGGGTTTATGCCATATAATATCTTGTCTTAGATACCAACCATCTGCTCTTAATGCAAATGCCAACATCCAAGGAATACCAATCAAATCTTTTTGTTTTAATCCCTTTAATTTATTACCTCTTACTGGTGTTTTAGTAGGTAAATCTTGTCTAGTTTTACTTACTGTTTGTTTAGGATAATTTCCATCACTTCTATAATTATAATAACTATCTCCTATGTTTAACCATAATGTACCATCATCAGTAAGATTATCTCTCACCAATCTGAATACTTTAACCATTTCCTCAATATATTTTTCTGGTGTTTCTTCTAATCCTATCTGACTATCTTGCCTGACTGCACCACACTTAGGGCATGATGTTTTGTATATTGCATCACCTACTCCTGCCATTTGGTCATGGTTCTTATGTCCAGTAATACATTGGTCAGGATTAACTTTTGAATCCCTCATGTGATTGCAATTTGGATCTCCACCTATCCATGTTGCAGTTCCATAATCTCTAAGACCATAATAAGGTGGTGAAGTAACACACATTCTTGCTTTCTCATCAAATTGTTTGAGTGTGTTTCTACAATCACCAAATAAAATTTTATCTCGCATAATAATTTAAAATCAAAAAAGAATAATTTAACAGATTATTTTTGTCTAACACTATTGATAAACAACTGTTTAATTGGGTATCTACACCTTAAGAAATCTTCAATAAACTTTCTATCAGTTACATCAGTTGTTTCAGTAAAATAATGTGACCTACCTTGATGGTCATTATATCTACCACTAACAGTGTATTGAGTCATAGTTGTTAAAATCCACTATAGAATCTACTATAATTTTAGCACTTTTATTGTTTTCTATCAACTTATTCATCCATATTCTTTCATTAAGTGTAACTTCTCCATCTGTTGACACCATTCTACAACAAATGTCTATAATTCTATTTCTATAATTTTGACTTAACATTAGGTACTCATTCTTTGGTGTACTCTACCCATAATCTTTGTCTTTGCTTTCTTATCAGGATCTTTACCAGTTTCTTTTTTATAATCTGCTATCCCTTGATCTTTCATTATATTTCTTAATTTAGTTTCACCTTTTCTTACTACTTTCATTCTCTCTGCTCTGGTCATACCAGATGCTTTTTGTGGTTTATAATTAGGACTAACTTTTGCTTTTGCTTTCTTCCTTAATAATTCATCAGCAGTTTTAGGTTTAGCACCTGTCTTTGCTGCCCTTCTTTCCATTGCTGCCTTTCTCTGCTGTTCTCTAGGTGATAAACCAGCAGTTCCTCTCTCCTTAGTGGGTTGTTGCTCTCTCTCTGACCTTTTCTTTTGAGTTCCTATATCTTTTCTATCTTTATATGTCTTTGCAGGTGCCACCTTACCACCACCTACTGCTTTCATTCTTCTCTTCTCTGGTTCAGTCTGCTTTCTTTTTGGTTGTATTCTTCCACCTTCTCCAGTTTTTCTTATTTGTGAACGCCCCATCACATCCTTATCATAAACTGCCTCACATAGAGACATAAATTCTAAGAATGATTTTTTCATTGGAAGATTAATTTGTTTCATATATTATTTATTTCTACCAAACATCAGGTGAGTTTAAATCCTCAACATATACTTTTAACTTTTCATTAGGATGAACATCTAATGTTTTAGACCAGTTGATATTAAAAGGATTAAAATCCTCTTGAACATCTAGTTCTAAGGTAACTCTATACTTTGATTTGAGTTGATCTTGAGCGATAGTAATTGACATGAGAAAACCCCTGAGAGATACTTATACAGTATAGGAAAAATTATCCAACTTGTCAAGAGATCCAATCAATAAAGTGTTCAATAATACATAATCATAACACTATATATGGTATTTACGTACTATAGACTACTTCTGTGGTCTAAAATTCTCAAGATAAAATACATTTGAATTAATTTGTTCTATATTTTTATACTCAGGATATTCTTGTGAAAAAGAATAATTTGTGTCCTCAATTAATTTATTTGTTAGTTTGCATAGGGCATCTAATGTCTCTCCATTGATCTCAGAATATGGTGTGTCCTCAAAGACTCTTTCCTTTACATAGTCAAGTGCTGCAAGATATGAATCTGTATTCTCTTCAAAGTTTTTCAAATATTTAACACTATCATCAGATGAAAAGAAATCTAGTATTGGCATAAAACTGAATAATTATTTCCTATGGTAGGATAATTTTTACTGAATGTCAAGTGGTCTGTATTGTTGTGACTTGTATGCACCATAACTCACCATATCAGGATCTCTATCATCTTGTTTGCTTACTCTTCTCCTGATAAATTCTAATTCACACCAGTTTTCCTCATAACAACATAAACATACATGAATCCTTTTATGGAAAAATGTAGATAGATCACACTGTGGTCTAGGTTTTGTTGCTATTTCAATGGTTATGTAATTTGATACAGGTATCCACCCATTTTTTGTTCTGGTTTCATTATCAATTGGTTTACCTTTAAAGTACACCCACCCTTCATGAATTGCTCCTAACTCTGTTGTCCAACGAACATAGTCATTCACTTGAGGTTCATACATTTTTTTGCTGCATCAAATTGATTAGATTTTTTAGAGATAAAATCTCCTTGTTTTTTTGGTTTACAGTCTCTTCTAATTCTTTTATATGTCTCTGAAGAGATGGAACCAAACTGAAGTTATTGGTCATCGCTCTAAGTTAAAAATGAGGAAACAACTTTTGAATCTGCATTGCTTTCCACCTTATATTTATCTGATTTGGATATGTTACCTCTTAATTTACCATAATATTCTAGGAAATTGTCGTCATCTTCTGCAACAATTAGATCAAAACATTCTTCTTCATTATCTGCTACTACAGTCCAGATTCCACCATATTCTGACTGAGGAAATGGTACAAAATGATCCACAATATACAAGAATTTCATTTTCTCCTGTGATTTTTTTCTAGTATTATAGTGACAGTATAGTGTATCAGTTTTCTTTTGTCAATTCAGCAGTTGAGAATAATATTCTACTCCAATGCTTATGTTTTTCATCTAGGTTAGAGGTTTTATCTCCTAGACTTAATTGCTTCTCTAGTAATTCTATCTTTGCAATTGTTAATTCCTCAGAATAGAATTTAATTGGTTGTTTTCCATGCAGATTGTCACCACTCATACTAATTCTCCTTTGCTAAATTGACTAATGTAATATTTCCATCTCCTTAATCATCTCTAGTCGCTGAAACTCCTCCTGTAAATTGTAATGTATTTTGTAAGATTCAGTTGTGACATAATATCCAACAATATCACTTCCATTACAAGAGTACCCATAACCAATCACCTTTTCCTTCTTTCCATCCACCAACATCTGTTTAGAACCATCCAGATATGATGAATATTTTTCATCCAGAAGAATCATTGTTACCCTCCATTAAGAACAATATCTTGATATTATAACATTATATAGAAAAGTTCTATTTAGACTTTATATTTTCTTAAGAGTTCCTCAATATAACTTAATTCAACACCCCATCTAGTGAGTCTAAATCCCTACCATTTCTTACTTTTCTGGCAAGAAGTTGCTCATCTACACCATCACCCACCTTTCCTAATTCTTTATCTAATTCCTGTTCTTTCTTTAATCCTTTGATTATCTCTTCATAATTCATTTGATGACCTCCCAGTTCTTATCAAACTCTTTATTTAATTCAAAAGAGAATTTATTTGTAATTGATGATAAGAAGTAAGTATATCTGTCTTCCTTAGTGACTCTACATGAATGTAGTCTATTCATGTAAAGATTAAACTGCTCCTCTGCATCTGTGGATCTAGGTTTCACACACACAAATTTCTGCTTGGTGATTGTCATAATAATGTTTTAAATAACGCGAGATAGACTTTGATTAAACTAGACAGAGCTAGTTAGGCTTTTTAAGATTTTGAGAATTGATTAACCAGTATATTTTCCATAGACTCTGCCTCCTCCTCACATTGAGGTAGTCCCTTGACATGCTGATACACATGCCATAACTCATGCAATAAAGTTTCAAGATAACTTGAATAATCAAGTTTGTTATGAATCTCTATGATAAAGGATCTAGGTTTTGTTAAACTCCCCTCTACCAAGCACCAACCAAAGACACCATCACTTTCTAGGTTCTTAAAAACCAAAGAAATATCTAAATGATGTCTAGGTAGATATTGACTCTTAAACCACCCTAAAACCCTCTCAGAGGTGCTTCTACGCCTGTCTCCAATGATACTAGTATAAAGCATGACGAATGACAATTTGTGTCAATCTAACACCCCAGTTCATGGCAAGCATGAAACTTGAGATGAATATTAATTTTTCTGTGCTAGTCAGTTGCATCACATAAGAATGAACTGTATATATTTTACCTTATTTTTTGTCTCTTGTCTATTTCTTGTGACACTTATTTAATTGTCAATTACCCATCAATAGAACCATTCAATTCAAAGGTTACATAAACTCTTATTGTGTAACTGTTATTATTAGTAACTTGTATTCCTTGGTTTGCTTGAGTAATATTCACTGAAGGAGCACCACCTGTTCCAGAAAAATCATAAAGACTACTACCAAGATTTGATTGACCAGTTGTTCTTAGGTGATATCCATATGCTATGCCTCTATTAACAGCACCATTTGAACTTCTTTGAACAAAAACATGAACAAATCCAGCAGCATGTCCATTTGTTGTAGTATAAGTTCCACTACTACCAGGTCCTAAGTTGGATGCTGGATATACCTTTCTGTAAAATCCATTAGCAGTAACAGCAGGATCACTATTGCTTTGTTTGAAGACTCCCTTTGCGATTACTGTTTGATCAGAATCAAGTCTTAAAACTTCTCTTATTGTATTAGTTCCATATCCTGTAGCAAAGTAAAGATCTCCTCTACCACCACTAACCTGTTGAACATCCATTCCCATGGCAGCAAATGCATTCCAACCATTATAAGTTACACCATTAAATAATATTTTTGTAATTGTTCCCTGTGGATTAGAAATACCAGAACCACTATATGCTTGATTAGTTAACTTAAGAGTAAAGTTATCAATGCCTAATAGATCTAAATGGGTTGGTCCCATATCAGTTCTGAGGTGCATACCTTTATCACCTGCACCATCCTGACCTGCTGTTCCTTTATCAGAACCACTACTTCCAGTATTAAAGAAAGTATAGGTTCCATTATCACCAGCAGTATTACCAACTTCAAATTGACCATTGTGAGCTTTAAATGCTGTGCCATCATCAGTTCTAAAACTTAATGAATTCTCACTATGACTGTATATGATACCACCTGAGTTTCTTCCAGAATTACCACCAACAGCATCACCAAAATATAATCTTCCTGCTCCAGAAGTGCTAGTTATTATTGCAAGTCCAGCATTACCAAAACTAGTACCACCAATAACCATTCCTGCGTGACCAGAACTTTCTGTGATTTCATTTACATCTGCAGTACCACCCAATAGTAAATGTGGTCCATCTTGTGTGAGGCGAAGTCTTTCATTATTTCCACCAGTTAGAAATCTCATTAGTCCTTCACTTCTTACATCAAGCATATTTGCACCACCTGCAGTGTTATGACCTAATCTTGCAAAGTTACCACCTGTTGATGGTCTACTCAACATTATCATATCAGTTGAAGTTCCATCCCAATTGACCTCAAAAGCTCCAATTGGATCATCAGTTCCAATACCAACCTCACCTGAACTACCATCAACCACTAAAACTTTTGTGCTTTTACCATTGTAAACTGCAAAGTCTCTAAACAGAGAAGTGCCACCTGCACGAGTATTAAATTTGTTTATTCCTACACCACCTGTTCCACCAGTTAGATTTCCAGAAACTCCATTAGAGGTTCTTCCACTGTTGATAAGATGTAAATCACCATCTTGTTTTTGATCTATGTAAGTATTAGCAACTCCATTTGGTATTCCAACTGTAACATCACCACCAACATCCAATGTAAACCCTGATCTTGGAATTGCAGATGCAATACCAACATTACCTGGTGATGTGATGCGCATTCTTTCACTTGCATTTGTCCAGAAAGCTAGGGAATCATCATCATGATTAAACTGAATTGCTCCTCTTCTCTGTTCACTAACATTATTATTACCATCTGCAAAAAATAATGAACCTAATGAACTAGTGCCTGAGAATATTGTCAGACCAGTGTTAGATGCACTGTAAATATTTAAATCATCTCCATCTCCATGATAAGTTCCTGCACTAGTGCCTCCTAAAATCAATCTACCACTTGAATCAACTCTGAGTCTCTGACTGCCAGCAGTCTCTAATGCAATTGTATCAGCAGCAGGAAATCTGATTGCAGTATTAGTATCTCCAGTATGAATTATCTTATCTGCTATTGATACATCACCACTAAATGTTCCTGTAGTTCCTGTAACTGCTTGAAATGTTGAGATACCAGAAGCTACTTGTAATCCTGTTGTATTTCCAAATATACTTAATCCTCTTGCTGTTACAACACCAACTGAGTCTACTCTAGTTACATCTTCATATGTTAAAACACCAGCAATGGTAGCATTACCACTTACATTTAATGTTGCTATTGTACCTATACCAGATACATTTAGACCTGTAGATGTTCCATTAAAGTTTATTCCATTCTGCGCAGTAATAATTCCTGATACATTCAGACCAGTTGTAATTCCAGATACCTGTAGATTAGTAACTCCAATTCCCTGTGCTGTTATATCTCTAGATGCTATATCAACTACATTAAACTCACCATCAATTCTAGTCGCAGTAAGAACACCAATAGGTCCCACATGTATAGGACTTGGTGTTGTTGTTATTGTACTGAAACCTGCAATGTTGCGTGCGCGAGTCATATCTAAATCTTTTTATTTATTTATCAATAATATAGATATAACAAAATAGCAGAGATTAACTCTCTGCTACTTCTGGTTCAACTGCTGTTGCTTCTTCCTCAGTTTCTTCTTTTGGCAATTCAACACCAGTTTGCTCAAGATATTCTCTTACACCTTGTAACTTAGTAAACATTGCTCTCTTGTTCTCCAGAGCAGCATTTAACTGCTGAACTTCCTGAGATAAAGATTGCTGTTGTTCAATAACTGATTTTAGATGTCCTTGTTGCTCAGTTAATTCCGCCATTTTTCAATTCAATGTATTTGTACTTAGTATATATCTAATTAAATTAGATGTCAAGAAGGACCAGATTTTTCAGAAATCAACTTTGCTTTCCAAGCATTTTTAACTGATGTTGTCCAGACAGCATTTGCAACTGCTTTGACTTCATCTGCAATTGCAGTTGTACCATCAGGTTCTTTGTCTAGTGGATTATCAACTAGATTATCAGACTCATCAAGTGTGCCTGGTTCTAATACAAATCGCTCAAAAGATCTTGTAAGTTCTGTGCCATCTTTCTTGATGACAGTAGCTTTTCTGACCTGTACAGCTTTGTACTGACCAACTACCTCGATCTTATCATATTCAATTGTTTCTGTAAGTGCCATTAGGATTAATCTCCAATTAAAACAGGTTTAGGCGTATCAGTTTATAGACATAACGAGTGGTCTATCAGTTTAAACATAGAAAGTTATATGTCCTCTAAAAGTAGTATTAGATGTAATATAGTTACGTGTTATAGTTTCAATTTGAGTGTTACCTGAGTTTTGATGATAGAGATACACAGTTGTTGTACCACCTGCATTATAAACTACTATGTTGGATCTAAGAGCTGATCCCATTCCAGCAAAATAAGTCATATGACCATTATGCCTCATTCCACTAACACTACTAGATGTAAAGGGCAAATTATTTAGAAGCAAATTTCCTGATCCACCACCTTGAGCACTGTTTGTAGTAGTGAATAAACAATGAACCATTCTTCCAATTTTTACATAATATCCAAGAGCTTCACTTAAAGTAGGTGCACCACCATTACTATAAGAGAAACTTGGCGTCCATGAACCTTCTTCATAATCGTCTAAAAGTGCAGAGGAACTTCCACCAGAACTACCACTTGCAGAAGAGAAGTCAATACCTTTACCAGCAGCAAATGCTAAATTACCAGAACCATTAAACCTTGCTACTTCAGTTGCACCTATTTCAAACATTAAACTACTAGCACCTGTGCTATAGGTGTGTCTAAGAATTGAACCATCTTGATTATGAAGTACCTGAAGTCTAGGATTTCTCGTACCATCTTCTCTGTAGAAGTTAGCAGTTAATGTTTTAGTTGAACTAATACTTCCTGTAGTATCTCTAACTGTCAACTTGGCAGATGGTGAATTTGCATTAATTCCAACATTGCCAGTCTTTGTAATGCGCAATCTTTCAACTGGAGTTCCAGAACCATCAGGAGTAGTAGAGAAAGCCATTTCTCCTGGCATATCAGCTCCAGAACCAGGAGTTGCACCAGCAAATACCTGTATTTGAGCAGCAAATACAGGTCCAGATCCAGTATTTCCATTCCATCTAATTCTACCTAACTCATCACCACTTTGAACAAGTCCATTACCTCCAATAGTATTATTTCTTGTTTTAAAAAATTCAAAATATGGTGGAGCACTATCATCTGAGAAGCGAGATATATCTAATCTTGCATTTGCATTAGTATGTGCAATTTGTACTTTAGCACTTGATGAGTTAACTGCTGAATCTGTACCTACGAGAAATAATTGACTATTATTAAATCTAGCAATCTCAGTTCCTCCAGTTTCAAATGATATCATATCATTTGCAGGAAATCTAATCTGACTATTATCACCTGCATGAGTAGCAATAACATCACTAGCAACTACACCAGCAGAAGTATATAAATTTCTCCATTCAACACCACTTGTTCCAACATCTCTAGTTGATCCAGAGGGATTTAAATCTGAATTAACTCTACCTGAAAATGTAATTGTATCAGATGTTGCATTACCTAGAGTTGTATTTCCTTGAATTGATACATCACTAGTAAATGTTCCTGTGGTTCCTGATACAGCACCACTACTAACAACTGAAGAAGCGTTAAGAGCTCCTACAAAAGTTGATATACCAGCAACAACTAAAGTGTTAGCATCAATATCACCAGCAACACTTCTAGCAGTTATAAATCCTACATTTATCTTACCAACATTCTGTGGATGAGCATCTGAGTTAGGTGTAACAGTTCCCACTCCCACTCTACCTGCATCATCTACAGTTAAAAATTCTGAGTTATTTGTAAATATTGCTGCATTTTGTGATCTAGGTGAACTGATAGAAACACCAGCACCAAGTTGAAGTGTACCAACTGTAGCTACACCTGTAACTGTTCCTCTACCACTGGTAATATCATCCAGTGCTGTGGTTAAAGAACTAACCCCAGTAAGTATTCCATCTCCATTTACGATTACTGCCATTGTTAGTTATTCCTTAGAGTACAATCCAGTTTTGACCACTGGGTATAGTGACTGTAATACCACTATTAATAGTGATAGGTCCCACACTTGATGCTGACTTACCAGCAGTCAATTCATAATCAGTTGTAATGACCATAGAGTTTTCTACAAACACCTCATCACTACCACCACCAGCAGCACCACCACCAATTGGTTTCCAGTTACTACCAGGTTCATAATAACCCTCCACCTTATTAGTAGTGGTATTATAACGAATCATACCTTGAGTGGTAGCAATACCAACTCTTTGAGCAGTTGTACCCTGTGGTAGTGCTAAGAATCCAGTATCATCAATTGTGGTATTTTTAACCGTAGAAATACCAGCCTGAAAATCAGTCTTAAATCCTGCTAATATACTGGCCTTTGACATGATGTTTTTTTAGTTATTTATCAGATTTGATAGATCCTCTACCATCTTTATGCATATAAAGAACATCCCTAAGAAACTCTTCATTCTCCTTGTCTGCTTCTTCATATGTTTTGTAGGATTTTCTCCTATCATATTTAGTAGTCCAAGTTCTAGATCCACTATAATATAGTTTCTTCTCTTTTCCTAATATTTTTTGATATCTTTCTATGAAGTACATAATAAATGATCTAACCAGCTTTGTACATCATTGATATTCTGAATCTTCTAGTTACCAGTGTGGATCTTGGTGCTATAGCTCCATTAGTAATTGTAACAATATCTATTCTGCTTTCTCCAGGTGCAATGTACATAAGAAGACCAGCTTGATTATGTTCAAATGAATTACTTCCAGGTTGACTTATATGTTGAATAGAACCTTGAGCAAAATGATTAGTTACATTTTCAGAGGTAAATGGTAGAGATTGAATACGTCCACATTGTGCAGTATCTGAAGCACCACTAAAGCTAATATCCAGTTGTATATGTACTAAGTTACCAACTTTTATATAATAAGCTGGATTATTATTTGTGAGAGTTAAACCAACACTGTTAGTAGGCGTGAATGTTCCCTCTTCATAATCGTCTAAAATTGCAGAGGAACTTCCACCAGCACTACCACTTGCAGCAGAGAAATCAATACCATGACCATTAGTTCCAAAAATTAAATCACCATCAGGTATTTCTACATTTCCTCCAGAGGGATTTAATTCAATATTATAAACAGTAGCAGTACCATCATTTCTAGTTGCCTGTAGAAATCCCTTACCAGAGGATTTGGCACCAATTTGTAAACCATAATCTTCATCTTGGTTACTTACTATTAAAGGTACTTGACTTCCTCC